TTCTGCTTGCTTTGTTACCTTTGCTGCTCGTTTCTTTGCTTCAGTAAGTCTACGTTGTGTTTGCTTACGAGCTTTTACTGCAGAGGAATAGTTATATCTTTGTTTGGGAGCGTTGGGATCTTTTTTTGGTCGACCACGCTTGACTTGTTGAGTCATTACTCTTTTGATGTATCTGCTTTACGTGGTTTTTGATATGGTTTGTTCTTATCAAAATATTCTTTACTTCTGTCATATCCAGTTAAAGCATCAACTCCTTTAATTACTAAGTTCAATACACTGAATTTACCTAGTGGTGATCCTGATGGGTTTTCTTTTGTTTTCTCAGCCATCGATAGTTACCCCTTTCTTGGGTGGAAGTAGTACAATGCCGTGTACAGCCTGCACATTTACGTTAGTTGTCTCTTGTTTACCCAGTCCGACCCTGTTTAAAAGCGATTCTGCAGCTCTGAAGCGTAGATCGTCTCCTCTTTCAGGCACTGGGTTGTCTATTGTTGTTACAAGGCGTGTTGCAGCCTTAAATGCGTTCATAGACAGCACGTTTTGTGTGCGTCTGATTATCTCATCTGCTAAACTATTGCGTAGCCACGTCACTGATCCCTTTGCATATCCTGCTTTAAGGGCTGCATCAGTTACGTTGCCACCATTTTCAAAAAGATTTTCGAGAAACTCCTCTTGTTGAGGACTTATTTCACGTTCTTTGCTTCTCTGTTTCGGTAGTAGATTTGTCACAACGGTATGCTCGTGCTTCCATGTGGGAATAATACAAAGGTAATTCAGATTGTATCTCGTAAACTCGTGTCAAACACTGGTCATGTGTAGCGTAGGGGCCTCTAAGGTCGTATAATTGCTCACAATTAGTGTCAATAGTCGGTTTTCCTAGCAAACAGACGAGTACAAATGCTTCATACATGGAATTTCCTTGTTAAATTAGACAAAAAATCAAAGAAATAAAGCCAAATACACTAATTCTTCAGATAATACTTGGTTGCATGTGCTTTAGTTGACCTTTTGTTACTTTAATAATAGTGACTTAGGGTATTTACGTCAAGAAAATAATTATTTTGTTGACAGAATAAGAATTGATTAGTACAATCGGAGTAGAACCTCCGGGGAAATACACTATACCACCACGCTATCCCAAAGGGTTGCACCATAAGTTGTACAACTAACTCATTCTAACAAAAATATAGCGACATTGCATGCAAGTACTGGTACACCCCCGGTGGCTCTTAGCACCCCTATATCAAAAAATTTCCACGTTTTTTTCATTGATTAACTTTTCCAAGGTGCAACACGCTTGAAAGCCTTAAATTATAATTAATGGTATTTCTTTTTATTTAATTTAGCGTGGCGTATGTAGTTTAATTTTTACCTTTAGTGACATTTTTAATTAATCATACAAGTAATACCCTTTATTGTACCTTTGATTGCAGTATTGCGAGTAATTAACCAAACGCTATTAAAAGCGAATACATAAAAGAAACAATCATTTACATATATATTGAAGCAAACAAATAAAAAACGCCCTAGAAACTAATCTAAGGCGTTTTAACATGGAGGAGTTTTATTATTAATTCAGATCTTCAAGAATGTAAATACCCTTTTTAATCTTTTCTTTAGTTGTTTTGGTATCTTCATTTAAATATAACTTTCTATATCTTGAAGTTGTATTGGAATAATCCCAAGCGTTTTTATCCAAATATATTTCATTGTTCTTTTTATCTTTTAAAACGATAATAGTTTCATAACTTTGGAATACTTCCAACCCATTTTGCATTACAATTTTAAATTGATTTGCTATTGGTTTATTACTTCTTGGAGATAAGAAATTATTAACCTTTGCAATTCCTTTTAATTTCTTTTCTCTACTTGGCATGTTTTCATATACTAAAGTCATTGTTTATCTTCCTTTCCTATTTAGTACGATTGTTAAATATATATTAAAAGTAAGCACGAATTGTACAACCATAAATATAATTATATCACGATATCCAAAGAATTCGTTTAAATCTATAATCATAGTTCTTAATAAAACAATACAAATAGCTATTGAAGCTATTACTGATATTGGAATTAATTTATTAAAATCATTACGCATTTTAAATACCTTTCTTAAATGATTATATAGTTGCCTTTTAGGCGTACTTTTTTATTAATACATGGTTTGCAAATAACAGTTTCATATTCTTGTTTTTTGCCTTCAGGAGTTTTAAAACCATAATATTCAGATTGCATAACATAATTAAAAAACTCTTTTTTACCACATTCTTTACATTCAAAATAATAAGCCATTAGTTTAAATCCTGAAATAATTCTAGTTGACCATGCAAACCAAACGTTGCATTTGGTTCAAAACTTTGATTGAAATGCACCCTATCAACATTTGAATTAATTGGTTGCTTTTCAAATTCTACTTGATCATTTTTATTTTCAAGTATCGTGATGTTTTGGTCTTTATGGCATATGATTTGAAAAGTAAATTGTTTGCCGATACTTTTTTTAATCCCGATAATTTCTATCATCGTGTATTTATCCATAATTTTAAATTGGATAGTTACTTCGTTGCCGTCTACTTGTTTGAGTTCTTTATTAAAATAATCCCAAACAGTATTTATTAAATAAGTTCTTGTTTCCATCGTTGGACTTCCTTTCTTATTAAAAAAGGCTAGATTAATTTCTAACCTAGCCTAATTATAAATTTATTTTTTTATTTAATGCAAGTTATTTTTTTGCACAGTATAAAAGCTTTTTTCCATTCAAGTTTTTATAAATTAATTGTTCTCTTAATAGTTCAGTTAAACATTCATGAACTACAAGTTTCTTTAATCCTGAACGCCTTGCAATCGAATTATAACGCAATCCATTTGATGATCGACAAATGACAAATAGACAAAGTTCTTTGTAATATGTCTTACCGTGAATGACTTTATAATTCTGCCAACTTTGATCTAGTGACTTTGACAAATCAAATATACGTTGGCGACTTCTGCTAAAGCCATGCTTTAAGAGTGCATTACTTGACACTTCTTTTAGTGCATCAATAGTAGTATCAATTTCAGTTAATGTTTTCATAACTTTCCTTTCTATATTAATTTATTAAAACTATCTAAGTTTCTTGACATAAGAATATTTGTCATTCGTTCAGGTATGACAACAGTCTTATTGCAATGATCACAACACACACCATCAGCAACTGGTTGAGCATTGTTTCCACCATACCAATAATGATTATTGCCATCATTATCCAAACCAAGAAACTTTGGTTTAATAGTTTCTGCACAAATAACACAAACTTTAATTTGTGATTTATCTACATGATTATCTTTCATATAAGTTCCCCTTATCCTAAAATAAATGAGATAATCATGACCAAAAAGATGATCATGACTACCTTGTAAATGGTTGCAATTAAATCAGTCAATTATGCAATCTCCAGTTCTTTCCAAGCATCACATTCAATGACAGTTCTAACTTCATCATTTCTTGTTCTTTGAACGCTTGGAACGTCAGCAGTAGATTTACCTGACCTGATTTTGACCATTTGATTTTTATCATTCAAAACTTCAATAGTTTCATCAGTATGAGTAGCCCAATGTGTTAAGGCATTATATCCTGCCCACATAGTTTTTCCTAGATCAGGTGTTTCTTTCTCGAACCTATCCAATAAGTAATTAAGCTTAGTTTCATTAACTGGGTTGGTTAAATTAAGTTCAGCAGATTTACTTTTCTTTTTACAAATAGTTTGTTTTAAAATCTGTCCAAACTGTTCCAAACTCATATCTTTAGCTCTCCAATTTAGCATAGTATCTTTTTGATTATTCCAAAATTCCAAACCGATACTTGCCTTAGTCATTAAAGCCGTAGTAGATAAATTACGAGTATGCTTAGCTTGTTGATGATATGCTTTTTGACCACCAAAAACTAAAGTATTTCTACATAGATCACGATAAGCACCACTAAAAACTTGGAAGCTCCAAGACATATCACAACTATTAAAGATATCTATTCTTGATAAAACTTTGTCTTTATTATTGGATACTGTAGTTTCAAGATCATGAAAAAATATAGTTCTATGAGCTTGTAAACCATCTTTATAAAGCTGATCTTTTACCGTAATATTCTCAAGTGGTAAATCAGATTGACCAAGTATCTTAGCTTGTTCAGCAAACAATTCATGATGAGCAACTAATTGATATGTACTGCTAACTGGTCGAGTATTTAACAACTTATCTAAACTAGCATTATACAATCCAAAATAACCTTTTAAATCCTCAGGCGTTGTAACTACACCATAATCAGGATCGTCATTAGGTACAGGAATTAATGCTTGAAGATCAATTTTAGTTATTTTTGAATTATCTTCATAAAAACTAACATCAGTATAATCTTTATGAGTTCTTACTTCATGATTGAAGTTATTAGCAATATAGTTCATTTTAAGTTTCCTTTCTTTATCTATTTAAATTGAACATATTTATTCTTCTAAACTATCTAGATTAAATAGCAAGAAGTTTCTTTTTATTTTCTATCTGTTTCTGTTTCTTCCTCAAAAACTCCATCGAAAATCCACCACCATCATAATATCTTTTTATGCAAGTTTCATCTTTGATTACATGAATAGGTTTACCGTTTGAAGCAGAAGCTGACAACTTTTCGCCTGACAATTTATCGATATCTGCGTAAATGCGTGGCTTACCATCATTCATGTACAGATAGACATTACCTATCCAATGCCTATCAACTTGCAACCATTCAGGTTTACCGTTGACAATTCTTTCGTAGTGAAAATAATCCATTGTGTATGGATCATACCGAACTTTATAAGATGCAAATTCAGGCATCATACCTTGTTTAAGTTTGGAACGAATACCATTGACAAAAGCATGGACATTCTTCTTGCCCTCTTGCTTTACTCTTTCGTTGCCTGACTTCCTGACAACAAACATGGCATTGGTTACAAACAACTTATCAGTATGTTCAATAACCAATCCAGTTTGATAATCTTGTACAGAGAAGCACTTTCTGTGCAAATTGTAGTAAGCTCTTATTCTATCTGTATTAGACATGATTTCTCCTTTTCTGTCTGTTCAGATAGAGTGTTACTAAACGTATGGATAACTGTCAAGCTTTTCTTGTTTCCACTTCTCCTCTAGATAGTCTAAAGCTAGATAAACTCTATCTGCAACATCATCTCTTTGCCTATGTGTTTTTAACCAATCTTTAAAATCATCGACACTCATCTCGAACCATCTGTCATTTATGAAATCAAAAACTTTATCGTTCATTGGGTGTGACAATTTTTCTCTCCTTTAGGGATGACAATATTGACAAGATCTTTGATAGGTGTTGAAGCAGAGTTCTCAAGGTGTAGTCGCATAGATTCAAAATAAGAAAGTAATTGCTTTGACATTTCTAAAGTTTTCTTTTCGTTATCGACATCTTCGTTAGGTTCTCCATCTTCCCATGACCTAATGTTCTCCTGACATAAATCAATGAG